AGTAATGGTAATTCTGGTGGTGGTGCTGGCGCTGGTGGTCATAGATCATCATTCCCAGGTGGGAAAAAATTAGTATTAAGTCCAGGAACTAATCCAGTCGTGATTGGTGCTGGTGCTGTTAGAGCAGGTAATGGATGTGCTTCTCCTGGGCCAGGTCCAGGTGTAGGAATTACTGGAGGAGATTCAAAAGTAGGTGGTATCTTTGCAAACGGTGGTGGCGGTGGCGGTAGATTTAATGCCGATGGTAAAGATGGTGGATCAGGTGGTGGCGGAGGTGACAATATAGGAAACGGAAATAGACCTTCACCAACAAGTCCCTCACAAGGAAATAATGGTGGAACATCTCCAGGTGGATGTGGAAACGGTGATAATGGTGGTGGAGGCGGTGGAGCCCTAAGAGTTGGTGGTAATGCTAGTTCTCCAAAAGGTGGAGAAGGTGGACAAGGTATAACAAATTCAATAACAGGATCGGCTGTAACATTAGCAGGTGGTGGTGGAGGTGCAAGTTATGATGGTGACGCTGGTGCTGCTGGTGCAGGCGGTGGTTCTGCTGGTGGAGCAGGTTGTGATAGTGCCGCTAATGCAACTGCAAATACAGGCGGAGGTTCTGGTGGAGGTGCTACTAATAATGGTGGTGCTGGTGGTTCAGGAATAGTCATATTAAGATTACCTACTGCCAATAAACCTAGTAACTTTGCTGTTGCTCCTGGTACGAACACAATAGGAACGACAGGTTCTTGTACAGTAGCAACGTTTACTGTATCTGGAACAATAACATTATAGAATTATAAATAATAATAACAATATATCAATAAAAAAGGAAAATAAACAATGGCTCATTTTGCAGAATTAGAATCACAAACTGATCCAACAGGTTTTACTTCTGATACACATTTAGTTGTAAAAAGAGTAGTAGTAGTTGGAAATGATGAAGTGCCTTCAGATGAACATGCTGACGGTGAAACATGGTGCGTGAATTTATTTGGTGGTGGAACATGGAAACAAACATCATATAATCATAACTTTAGAAAACAATATGCAGGCATAGACATGGTCTATGACGCAAGTAAAAATAAATTTTTAGTAATACAACCTCATGCTTCGTGGGCATTAGATAGTGATGACGATTGGCAAGCACCAATCACTTATCCGTCTGTTGATTCAGGAAGTGGTTTCACTTACATAATTAAATGGAACGAAACAAAATATAACGCTGACAACAATACAGGTTGGGAAGCAACTAAATCCGATGATGACGCAGAAACTAAAACAGTCTATGATTGGAATGGCTCAGCTTGGGCATAGGAAACTTAAATGGCTAGATCAAATGGCGGAATAATTGGTAAATCAAATAAGTCCTCTCATGGTGAATGTAAAATTACTACGTTCACATCAACAGGAAATATCTGTACAACTTCAACAACTAGAGTTGTTCGTGCTAAAATTTTAGCAGGAGGAGCTGGTGGTAATACAGGACACGTTTCTCATGGAGGCGGTGGCGGTGGTGCTGGTGGTTATATATGTGAAGATATAAATGTATGTGGTTCTACACAGTATGCAATGGTTGTTGGTGGCGGTGGAAGTGGTGGAGCACACCCAACAAATCCTATATCATATCCCGCTGCAGGTGGTGTAGCAGGAGTTAATTCAACAGGTTTTGGTAAAACAGCTACAGGAGCACCAACTCACTTTAATCCTCCTTGTGCAGGAAGTAAATATTCAGGTGTTTCAGGTGCCAATCAAGCTAATGCTGGAGGAACTCCTTCACCAAGAGGTGGCGGAGGTGGTGGCGGTGCAGGAGCTGCTGGAGGTCCTTCTCCAGGAGAAAATGTTGGTGGTGCTGGAGGTGCTGGATGGACAAGTCCAGTTGATTGTACTTTACACGGCGGTGGCGGTGGTGGCGCTGGTTGGGAAGCTAGTTCTGGTCAAGGAGCAGGTGCTGCAGGTCCAGGTGGCGGTGGTGTTGGTGGTGCGGGAGTAGCAAATGCTGGAGCAAACGCAGATGCCAATAAAGGTGGTGGCGGTGGCGGTGGCCACGGTGATTGTGGTGTATCAGGAACAAAATCTGCTGGTGGTAATGGTGGATCAGGCAGAGTTGTCGTAAAAGAATTAAACAAAGCAAGTGGTGTATGGAATTTAAGAAGTCAATTTGCAGCACAGAGTCAAGGAACATGGCCTGATGGAAGTGTATTGTTAGGTGTAGATATAGAATATTTAGTAGTAGCTGGTGGTGCAGGTGGCGGTGGAGGCCTTGGTGGAGGCGGTGGAGCTGGTGGTTATAGAACTGCTGGTTATGGTCCAAGTCCTTTACAAGCATCAGATTTATCTAATGTAACAATAGGTTCTTTTTCAATTACAGTTGGTGCAGGTGGTGGGGGCACAGGGGGTGGAGATACAGGTAGTGGAGCTCCTGGTAACGATTCAATTTTTTCAACAATAACATCTGCTGGTGGTGGCGGAGGTGGTACCCTTGGTGGTAATACTCCTGTTGCAGTAGGTGTAGCTGGTGGATCAGGTGGTGGTGGAGCAGGACAAGGATGTACTGCTAATGCTGGTGGTGCTGGTAATACGCCTCCTACAGATCCTTCACAAGGTTCTGCTGGAGGAGCAGGTCAACCAGGAGGTCAATTTTATGGTGGCGGTGGCGGTGGAGCTACGGCTGCTGGTACTACTGGTTCAAATGCTTCAGGTAGTCCACCCGTTGGTGGAGGAGCTGGAGGAGCAGGTGCACCAAATACAATTTTAGGTCCAGATACAACATACGCTGGTGGTGGCGGTAGTGGTGGTGACGGAGTTGGTAGTCCAGGTGGATCTGGCGGCGGTGGAAAAGGTGGTGACGCACCTGGAGCTAATTCACCTGTACCTATTGGAACTGCAGGAACAGCTAACACTGGTGGTGGTGGTGGAGCTGGAAGTGGTGGAGGATCACGAGGAGGTGATGGTGCTAATGGTGGTTCAGGTATCGTTGTAGTCAGAGGACCAAGTGCGGTTACTTTTGCTGGTAGTCCTACACCTGCAAGAACATTATCTACTCACCCAGGTGGGGATAAGATAATTAAATTTACTGCTTCTGGTACATTGACAATTTCTAAATAATAAAATATATTATTTTTATGGTGGTAAAAGAAAGAATATGAATTTAACAAACTATTATTGGTATTTTAAATCAGCAATTCCAGAACGTGTCTGTGATGATATTGTTCGTTATGGAAAACAACTGCAAGATGAGATGGCAGTTACTGGTGGATTTGGTGATGTTAAAAATTTAAATAAAAAACAAACAAAAGATTTAAAAAAGAAAAGAAATTCAGATATTGTTTGGATGAATGATAGATGGATATATAAAGAGATACAACCTTACATTCATACAGCAAATCAAAGTGCAGGTTGGAATTTTCAATGGGATCATTCTGAATCTTGTCAGTTTACAAAATATAAAAAAGGTCAATACTATGATTGGCATTGTGACGGATGGGATCAACCATACAATAAACCAGAAGAACCTAGTTCACATGGTAAGATAAGAAAGTTATCGGTAACGGTGACATTATCAGACCCTAAAGATTATAAAGGCGGTGAGTTAGAATTTGATTTTAGAAATCAAGATCCTGATAAAAAACGTAACACACATAAATGTACTGAGATATTACCTAAAGGTTCTTTAGTTGTATTTCCTGGTTTTGTGTGGCATAGAGTGTGTCCAGTTAAAAGTGGAGAAAGAAACAGTTTGGTTATTTGGAATTTAGGATACCCATACAAATAATAAAGGAATATTATGAAAAAGAAAAAAAAGAAAAAGATTAAAAAAGAAAAGTTAAGTTTTCCAAAACAACTAGGTAGAGAAGAATATTTTAAATGTCCTATATGGTTTGCAAAAGAACCTGGCTTTGTAGATAGTTTAAATAAAGCTTCTGATTCTTATGTTGAATATGCAAAGAAAAACTTAAAAAAAGATATAGATAAAAGAAATAAAAAGTTTGGTGACAAAGGTGATATGGGTCATGTATTTCATTCAACATCTTTATTAGGCGATCCTGCGTTTAAAGAATTACAAGATTACATAGGTGCAACATCACACAATCTACTATTAGAAATGGGTTATGATCTAAAAGACTATGCAGTATTTACCACAGAAATGTGGGTACAAGAGTTTGCTAAGAGAGGTGGTGGTCATCACACTTTACATACACATTGGAATGGACATATATCAGGCTTCTATTTTTTAAAAGCAAGTGAAAAAACATCACTACCTCTATTTGAAGACCCTAGACCAGGCAATCTTATGAACAGTTTACCAGAGTTAGACAAATTAAAAGTCACTTATGCTTCAACAGCAATAAATTATAAAGTAGAACCGGGTTCAATGTTATTCTTTCCTTCATATATGCCACATCAATACATTGTTGATATGGGGTATGATCCGTTTAGATTTATACATTGGAACTGTCAGGCAATACCTAGGTCGGTTCTAAATGGTTAAACAAAATAAAGACATGAAAAAGGCGTTTATTCAATCTATACTAGGACATTTTAATAAGAATAATAAACCTGATTGGATTAAAAATATGATTAAAAACAAAGTGAAACTGAAAGGAAAAAATGTCATTCAAAAAAAATAAATATACTGTACTAAAAAATGTAATATCTAAAGATGTCGCTGATATGGCATATTCTTACTTTCTAAATAAAAGAAAAGTTACAAGAGTTTTATTAGATGAAAGATTTATATCACCTTTTACAGATTACTTTGGTGTATGGACTGATGAACAAGTGCCAAACACTTATTCACACTATGCAGATATACTAATGGAAACATTATTAGAAAAAGTTAAACCTACTATGGAAAAACATACAGGTTTAAAATTAAGTCCTACATATTCATATGCAAGAATTTATAAAAACGGTGATGTCCTAGCTCGTCACAAAGACAGATATTCATGTGAGATATCTACTACATTGAATCTAGGTGGTGAGTCATGGCCCATATACTTAGACCCAACAGGTAAAAACGGACAGGCAGGTATTAAAGTTGATCTTGAACCTGGCGATATGTTGATATATTCTGGTTGTGAACTAGAGCATTGGCGAGAAGAATTTAAAGGTAAAGATTGTGGTCAAGTGTTTCTACACTATAATAAATCATCATCTAAAAAAGCAAAAGAAAATCTATATGATGGAAGACCTTTTGCAGGATTACCTAACTGGTTCAAAGGTTACAAATTACCTAAGAAATCTAAGAAATAGTATCATATCTACTGTTCAAATATCTTATAAATATAAGAAAGATTTAATGTATAGGAATTTGACTAATGGCAACAATACAAAACATCACTATTGACCAGGATGCTGATTACACAGAAACTTTA